TGGGAAAAGGAGCTTGGGAATTAGTTAAAACACTTCTTAGAGGAGTAGAGACAGTTCTTAAATCTATTGGAACTATAGTGGTTGGAGTAGTGACTGGAAAAACTGATCTTATTAAAAAGGGGGTAATAAGTCTTGTTAAACTTCCCTTAGATATAATTAGAGGACTATTTTCTACTGTATGGGAAATAATTTATGGAGCAGGGAAAGGTGTTCTTAAGATAGCTGGAGGAATTTTAAAAGCGGCTCAAACAGTCTTTATGCTCCCATATACTATTATAAGTGGTATGTTTACAAAAACAAAAGATCTTATAGTTTCAGCAGCGAAAGGATCATGGAAATTAATAAAGAATATTCAAGGAAGTATTTGGTCTTTTATCTCTTGGCCATTTAAATTAATGGCTAATTTATTTTTATCTGCTCCAAAGAAATTATATGCAACATTTAAAACAAATGTTGATAACATTTGGAAAACTTTACAGAGTGGAATGAATATTGTTTTACATCCTCTTAAATGGATTAGTGATATTCCAGGTAGGTTAGGTAGTCTTATAGGTAAATTAATACCAAGTTGGATGTATAGATTATTTGGAAAAAAGAAGAATCCAACAATAAAGGATAAGGTAGTAGAAATAGCTAATGATACTTTCTCATTAGCAGGTACTACAGCAGAAAAGGCCAAGAAGGTAGTAAAACCAGCTACTACTTATGTATCTAAGAAAGCTCAAGAAGTAAAAGAGAGAATTGAGAAAACTAAAGTATATAAGAAAGCTCAAGAAGTAAAAGAAAAAGTAGAGAAGGTAGAAGCTTATAAAGAAATAAAAGCTGCCACGGTTGCATCATTTGCATTTACATCTCATTTAGGAGGAGTGGCAATAGATAAAGTAAAAGAGATTTCTAAAGATGTTAAAAAGAAAGTAAGTAAATTAGAAACATATAAAGAAGTTAAAGATTTAACAAGTAAAACAAAAAAGATAGTAACAGATACAAGTTCAATAGCTATAGATAAAGTAAAAGAGATTTCTAAAGTTACAAAGAAAAAGGTAAGTGAAATAGATATGTATAAAGAAGTTAAAGATTTAACAAGTAAAACAAAAAAGATAGTAACAGATACAAGTTCAATAGCTATAGATAAAGTAATGAGTATTTCTAAAGATGTAAAGAGAAGAATAGTTGAAGCGGATATGATTAATACAGTAAAAGAATTTACTATTAAAACAAAGAAGGTTATTACTGACACAAGTACAATAGCTATAGATAAAGTAATGAGTATTTCTAAAGAAGTAAAGAAAAGAATAGTTGAGTTAGAAATGAACATTAAAATTAAAAATTTAATTGAGAAAACAAAGACTACTGTTATTGATATTAGTACTATAGCTATAGATAAAGTAATGAGTATCTCTAAAGATGTCAAAGAAAAGATATCTACTTTAAATATGTCTGAGATGTCAAAGAATCTAATTAGTAAAACAAAAACTGCTGTAGTTGATATGAGTACAATAGCTATAGATAAGATAGTAGAGATTTCTAAAAGTATTAAAGAAAGTATTAATATAAAGACTATAGAAAAGAAAGCTGCCGCTGCATTTCAAACAACTAAAAAATCTATAGAAAGTCTTATTACTTTTACCTCTGATATAATAACTAATGTATATAATAATGTAAAGACTAGAATACTTGGAGAGAGAAGTTATGAAGAAAAGACAAAGGAATTAGTAAATTCAAGTAAAGATTTTATTGATAGTATAATATCATTTACCAGTAAAAAATTATCTAAATTAAAGAAAGATACACAAAGTTACATGGATCAAATTGGTCCGGAGTTTAAAGGAAAGTTAGAAACTATAAAAGCTCAACTTGGATCAAACACTTCATTAGTAAGACCTATTATAATTAATAAAGCTGCAATAGTCGCATCTGAAACTCAACAAAATATAAAGGAAATTACTCATAGTTTTATATTAGAAGATAACAAAAAATTATCTACAAGAGAAGTAAAAGATAAACTTGCCGGATTTGAGTACATGGCCAAAAAGTCAGAAGAGAATACTAAAAGTACTATGAAGAAAATGGATGAAAGTGGAAAGGTAGTGGCTAATTCTATGAACTCAATTAATTCTACAATGATCAGTTCTAATCCTTCCTCAGTAACAAGTATACGAAATGGGGGTGGAGATAATAAAAATAATGGATATGGATCAAGTTATGTTTCTAGAGTAATAGAAGGAGACATTTCTTAAAAGGAGATATAAATAAATGTATGATGATTCCAGAATAAAACTAGACCCAATTCTTGGACTTCCCCCAACAGGTCATATTAGTGATGACTTAAAAATTAATTCAATGCCGATGGTAGAGATCATTCCTTGTATTCCATTCTTTAGACCAGGACTATCTATTTTCTCATTAGAAAACGCTTGGGATAAATATCAATCTTTACTTTATTATGCAGGTTATTCTCTAAGTAGTAAACCATTAAGATTAGCTTTCCTTGCAGATAATTTCCCTACCGATTCTTTTAGTAATGAGTATGGAGAAAGTTTCCTACAAAAGATGACAGATGTTGCTTCGGAAGGTCTTGCATCCGTATCACAATTTCTAGGTCAAAGAAGTGCAACTGGATTATTAAAGGAAGTTGGAGAATTTACAAAAGACCAAGGAGGATTAATAGGAGCTGTTGGATCAGCAGGAATGGGTGCATTTAATAAAATAAGTGATTTTGGAAAAAATGCTGTGAAACATGGAGGGAGAATTGGACAGGCAGCTGGACAAATGGGTAATGTTGTTAATACTCTTTTATCAGGTGCAAGAGTAGACTTTCCTAATGTATGGAAGAACAGTGCTTACGCTCCATCTTATTCAATGACCATTAGATTATATAATCCAAACCCGGGGGATTTAGCATCAACTAAGAAATATATAATTGGACCAATCGCAGCTATATTATTATTGGGTATTCCACAGTCAGAAAATGGTAGTACTTATAATTGGCCATTTCTCCATAAAGTAAAAGCACCTGGGATATATAATTTAGATCCAGCCTTTATTAGTAATATTGCAGTGATTAAAGGTGGGGACCAACAACAGATTGGTTTTAATCAAAGACTTGCCATGGTAGATGTCCGAATAGATTTTGGAAGTTTATTTAATAGTATATTAGCATCAGGTGGTAAAGCGAGTGGAGACCGACCAACATTGAGGAAGTATCTAAAAGCGATGGAAAGTGAAAAGTTTGGTGTGTCTTCTAGAGAACAATTAGGGAGTACTCCGCCGTCTGTAGCTGGAGATATAAAAGAATGGAATTTAAAAAAGATAGAAAAAGAAAGAGAAACTAATTTAAAAAGGTTAGAAAGAGAAAAAAGAATAGATAGACATCTTAGAAAAATTGCAACTAGGGCGAGGAGAATGAATCTAAGAGAAAAATATGGACTTACCAGTTTTTGGCAGGTAGTGGCAATTGAAGAAGGATCGAAAACAGGAATATCAGTTGATGCTGCTCGGAGATATGTTCTGGGTTCAAAAGGTAGAGAATACAGGAGTAATTTAGCAAAATCAAGTAATGCAAAATTAGCAATGGATTCATTGGATAATACAACAACCAATTCAAGAGTTACAAATAATCAAAATCTAAAATATGTATCTCTCTATAATGATATGCCCGGAGACTTCAGCCTCACATAAATCTACTAAGTATATAATTTACTGTCCTCAATCGAGAGATGACTGGGATTCCTCTGGTCATCTCCAACCTTTTCTTACCCATCAAATTTCCCCAACCATTATATATTCTCCACTATTTATTTAAATCCCAGCACAACCAAGTAATGACGTTCTACTTCCAATAGGTATTCTACCTGGTATACTCATACCAATAAAATTACCAACCAGTCTACCCATCATTTTGCCATAATAGGAATGTAATAATATAATAGGAGTTATGTAATAGGAATGTAATAAGAATTAAAGAGAATATGGTAGCGGGGACCGGAATCGAACCGGCGTAGAAAAGCTTATGAGACTTTCCAAGCACCAACAGCCTCCCCGCGATATGTTATATATATTCTCCACTATTTATTTAAATCCCAGTACAACCAAGTAATGTCATTCCCCTTCCAATTAGTATTCTAACGCATATACTCATACCAATAAAATTACTTGACCACCCTGCCCTACATTTTATAAGTCTAAGACTATATAAGAGTATAATAGGAATTATATTATATATAAGAATTATTTATGAGTTAGTGGACACATTTTGTTTCTCAATATAATAGTTATATAGAAAGCGAGAAACACACTTGCAGATCTTGAATAGGAAGGAGACATACTATCTAATAAATTATTCTCTTTTTTCATCTTCTCAATTATATTATCAATCTCCTTTCTAAAGTTTATTGCACCAACCTTATTTCTAATTAACATCATCTTCTTTACATATTCATAAAATGGTTTCTTACATAACATTGATGTATTCTTTAATCCCTTAATAAAAGAAAATAGAGCGTTCTTAATATTATCTGCATATTTAAGATCTTTTAATTGGTCTGATATTAAAATTGTAAAAGAAATATTTAACCCGGTAACTTTTCTAGCTTCATCTAGTGCTTTTTTATCTATTACTTTATAGACCGTTAAAGTCTTTACTATATCCCCTACCGTTTTCTCTCCCTGTTTAGGAGTTTGGTAAGCGAACCCACCCTCATCATCTTTTGGTTCTTCTTGACTAACAATTCCTTGACCTTCTTTTTTAGCTATATAATAGTGAGATGCAAAACTTCTTACACTTTGAGCAACCCTATGTCTACACTCAGTTATAAATTTAGTTATATCCTCAACATCCCCTCTTTTAATCTTATCCTTATATCTTTTTTCCATTTCCATACTTAAATGATATAAACCACCTGGGATAGATTTCTCCCTGACAAATAGATGAGTCCTGGTTAGATGTTCTAAGACATACTTAAATGCATCTGGATCACAGTACTTAATATGTTTATGTATTAGGTTCGTATAATACCTAACAATAAATAGAATCATTGTATATTTAAAATCTATTATATCCTTTTTTTCTAAAAAGTAATTCATAAGGAATATTAAGAGATTAGTTATTGGATCTTTATGTAATATCCATGTAGAAGCTGGAGTTCCCCTATAATATTCCTTTACAAATAGTTTTACATCAGATTCTTTTAAACTACATATATTTATTATCTCATAGTATTGTTTTTTTAATGATGGATAATAACAAGGTTCGGTAAGCTTCATTAATTCAGTAGTGGATACTCTAGAAATTAAACTTTTTAATCTAGAATAATTGATATTAGACTTTTGTAGTAATCTTTCCATATATATTATCTCTCAATCATTTTAATTGATATATCTTCTGATCTAAAATATATTAAGTCAGGAGTATATTTAAGTAATTCTGCAGACGTTAGATCTTGTAATTCAAAATTAAAGAATATATTAGATATTGGTTTAATAAGTCTACAATAAGCTACTCCTTCTACTCCCATAATTACTTCTATTATTTCAGATCTATAAAGATTAGAATTTAATCCAAATCTACTAGTGAATGCGGTAATCAATGCAGCCCTTATATTCGCGGTTAATTCAATTATGGATTCAACATAGGTTCCCAATAGAAATACTTCTATTTCTATTTGTAATGGAATTTGAAACTCAGGAACAATCCATCCAGACTCTGTATATACATATTTTTTATCTTCAGTTGTTACATATATAACATCGTCGGATGTAGGTTTTATAAAGATCCATGTATTATTAGTTGAGTCAGTACATTCAGCAATATAATCTATATAGTCAGTCCACCCATCTACACAACATCCTAAAATATATCTATCACCAATTGTAGGGTTAGTAGGTTTGACCTTTAAGTCTACATCTATAACAGATGATTTGGTAACAGTGTTATATTTCATGTTTCTCATATTCCCAGTAGTATTTGGAAACTTTAAATTAGTAAAGTCTGTTAACATTCTATAATTAGAGAATGTAAGATTATCTAATAGAGATTGTAATGTATATAATTCAAAGTCACGTTTAATTATTGAATCGTAATATGATTTTTTTATAACAGGAATATCATATATGGTATATGTCATTGCACTTGTTGTATCATCATAACTTCCTATTACATTCGATCTCATAAAATCACTTAAAGCTTTTCTAAATGTAAGAGTTGCTGAATATTGACCAACTTCTTCTCCACCCTGAGTAATCTTAAAATAATATGATGTTTGATCTTCTGGAATATTCTCAAAATTACTAAATGTATATACGAGTTCATTTGAAGTTGAATCATTAGTCATATTATAAGTTGCACCATTTCTAACTATTTCCATAACGCACTCAGCGGTGTCTGCATCTGATTCTGATGATACATAATGGAGTTTGAATACTCCTGTAGTTCCTTCTTTTGAGACTGTTAATTTATCTATAGTAAAATCATAGGTAGATCCATAACTCGTAACTAAAGAGGGTATAATTTGAACTTCATAAAGGATATAATAGTAATTAGCTACTTCATTTACTTTATCTATTATCATATCAAATAATGTATAATAATCTATTCCGTCAATTTGAATAACTGTGTCTCTTGGTATTTCATCTGTTGAATATAATTGATGTGTATTTCTTGTTGGAACTATTAATTCATAAGTGGTAGTACTTTCACTCTCTCCGGTATATTTTAAAGTTGTATATAGCTGAATTTCATTTACTTTAAGATCAGATCTTTTAAGAACAGGAAGAACATCATCTGTTAATGGAGAACTATCTATAATTAAGTCTGCATTTTGATAATCACTTTCAGAAACGAGTCTTCCAAGAGCGGCTATATTAGCTATCGCACCCTTTCTCATCTCTTCAGTAGATTCTTCTGTTTTTCCATTTATGGCTGCGGAAGGATTGATTAAAGTATAATCAACAATTTGGTTAGTCCCTGCTTCTGTGGTTACATATAACCTGGAAGCTTTATTTATTGAACCTGATATAACATTACCATCTTCACCCATGGTAATACTCACAGTAACTTCTACAGTACTCCCTGGTTCTGGTTGTTTTCCAATAACCCCATTTCCAAAATATAATTTCTGACCATTATCTGTCCTTCTTGCAACATATCCATAATCATCTTGATTCATTAAATATAGACTATTAAATTCTGTATAGGTAGTCCATTCACTTGAGTTGGGTTTTTGAAGTTTTACTTCTAAAGATGATATTTCTCCATCTATTTTAATCTCATTATCAGAAAATTGATAAACATCTAAATCTTCGTCTATTTGAAATTGATATGTTTCGACTTTTAATTGTCTTAATGGAAGTAAGAAACTAAATTGTCCATTTGCAAGATCAGGATCTACAGGGAGTTTATATATTTTCTGCCCTTCCACTATATTTATAGTAACTTCACTATTATTTATAACATTAATAGAAGTACTATAATAAGTTACAAATTCTATTTCTCCTGCATAACATATAAACCCATTAGGAATACTAAAAGTTGTGTCGTTATCATCAAATCCAAAGGGAATAGTCATCATCGCCAGGGCAGACGAGTATTGAGCCCTTGTGGGAGTATATCCTAAGAACGCTGTGAGGTTATATATTGACTCAGGTAGTTGAGCTTTCGTTAAAAAGAATTCTCGATAGGCAGAGAGTTGATAAAATAATAAATTCCCCGTTAGGGTGGATAAAATATTTACTATAAAAGATAGAAAAGAAGATTTTGTTAAATCCACATTTTCTAATTCGAGATAGGTTTTTAAATATTCAATAATCTGATTACGAATTTGATCTCTTGATAAATAGATCTGATCGGATATACTTGTTGATGCGGCCATTTATTTCTTTCCTTTTATATTAGATATAATCCACTGTTATCATCAAATAAATCTTTTAATGATTCTTTCAACATTTCGTTTTTAATTAGAAACCGAGTTAGGGTTTCTGCATTATCAACTGTATGTATTTTCTTGTCATATTCAAAGAATGTATATGATGCATTTACCTGTTCGTCTAATTCAGTGGTGGTTCTACTTTGTTCTACTTCTAACTTTAACTTCCAAAATCTCTTATCTGTATTAGCAGAGGCTTCTACTCCTACAACTGAGAATATAGGATAGACATCATTAGTCGGTCTTAGATAAGCTTGTTCAAATTTGACTTTATCATTCGGATATGGAGTAATTCCATAACTACTCGGTATTATTATATTCGTTTCTCCTTCTTTTACATAACCAATTTCCTGACCATCAAATACAGTCCCAACTTCTTCAATATAATAGATTGGGAGTAGTAGAATTTTATTCCAAGATATTCCT